CCATCTTCTCCTAGTAGGTTAGCTATGAAACCTTTTGTCTGCTCTCCTGTAGCTTTTTCTCTACTCATTACCTGATCGCTTACTACATCAAATAGGTCTTCAGGTCCTTGCGCCATTCTAACTAGTAGAGCACCTCCAATAACTTCGGCATCCTCAATACCACCAGCCATACCAGTAACACCTAAAGCGCCGAATATAGTGTCAGACAGTTTTGCAGAAAGCGGTTCTGATATAGTAGTTTTAAAGAAGTCTTGTTGTAACCCTTTAAAGAAACCGGACATAAGATCGCGCCAGTCACCTTCTCCGTAAAGAATAAGATCACTAAAACCGTCAAGCAGTCCTTGTATGCTACTTTTTAAAGAATCAAATAAGCTTTGTAGCTTTTCTTGTAAAGCCGTAAGTTCTGTATCACCACCACCACCAGTTTCTTCTCCGGAGGTAGCCCTATTAGCAGCAGCATTAGCCGCATTTACATTACCGGATTCTATATCCAGCTCTAGCTGCGTTTCCTTCTGGCCTCTTATAGCCGCTAAAGCTATAGCTTCATCGGTTAGTTGGCTAATACGCTCGTCGTTTAGTGCAATTTCTCTACTAGCAACGTCTGATATTTGTGATATAGCTTCTGTTGTTAATCTAGCTTGTGTATAAGCTGCATCATCTACAGCTTCTATAGCAGTACCTATAATACCCTGAGTACTAGATACTATGTCTGTAGCACCTACATTGGTAAGCGCTACGCTACCTGTAGCGTCAGGCAGTCCTTCTAAAAACTGCTGAAATACTAGAGATAAAGCATCTACAGCTTTACCAAAACCTTGTACTCCCGTAGCAAAAGCGGTATAACCATTAAGCTGCGCCCTTACTATATTAGCAGCAGCTATATTAGCAGCTTCTGCAGCAAGTGCTCTGGCAATATCTAGGTCGGCAGTTTGTTGTAATATAGCACTATCAGCATCTAGCGCTGATTGTTTAGCTTGTATCTCATGTAGAAGTAAGTTAGTTTCTGCCTGAAACATGTCAATCTGAGCACTAGTGTAAGCTTCTTTAACAGCTCTTTCTGCTTCTATAATAGCGAGTTCTGCGTCTACAAAATTACCGGTAGTAGCTTCGGAAGCTGTAACAATAGCAGTTCTATATATTTCAGCAGCTTCTCTAACACTTTGGTTATCTATACGAGCAATTATATTAATAACTTCTCCTGATATCTCTGCTTGGCGCGCGCCGGCTATACCACTATTACCACCGTCTTCAGCCGCAGCGCGGCTTAGGTCTAGTGTAGCTGCTAGTTGGTCTTTAAGTATATCAAGGCGTGCTTGATCAGTATTAAGACGTTCAGTCCCAATGTCAAAGTCGTTTCTAAGACGAGCTAACTCACCTTCTATTTTTAACTCTTCTAGTTTGTTGTCTAGAACCTGCAACTCTATTTCATTAACAGCCCTAAGAAATACTAACTGCTCTTGTAGCTCCTTATTCATAGCTGTGTACTCTTTAGTTATTTCTTGAGAGCTTTGTATAATATCAATTAAAGTACCTGCAGCAGCGTTTACTGCTTGATCATATAATTCAGCTTGAGCATTCAGTAGTGCTGATATTTTCGTACCCTCTTTAGCGTTAGCTACTGTATTAGCAGCGGCGGCGTTTGTATCTATAGTAGCATTTAGTATCTCTAATCTATTATTTAGTATATCTTCTTCTGCTGATGCTAGTTCTAAAGCACCAGAAGAGTCTATTGAAAATATACCAGAAAACTGAGCAGTATCTAGTATGCCTAGCTCTGAGCTAAAAGCCTGTGTTATACCTGTATAAGCAGTTTCTACCTCTTGAAGAGCGTCACGTAAGGCTTCTAGGTCTGCTAGACCGCTTCTCAGATTATCAAAGTACGCATCAGTTTGGAGCAGGGCTGCTCTAGCCCCCATACCATTAGCTATTAGGTCATCCGTGTAGTCTCTCATTGCATCAGCACTATTTACGAGTTGATTTCTTATACCGCCAATAGCTGTAGACAGCCTAGAAGCATCTGTAGCGCCCACATCATAAGCGTCAAAAGATTCATTTAGAGTATTAGTAGCCAGAGAGCTGGCTATAATTAGGTCTTGTTGGAATTTAGCAAAATCACTGAAATCAAAAGTATCTTCTATTGTTTTTTGTAGAGTAAAGCCAAATACTGTTATTTCATCTTTTGCTGAATTTAGACCCGCTATTATAGGATCAGAAAAGATTCCAGAAATTTGCTCTGCACTTAGTCCTGATACGCTGGCTATAGTACCAAATAAACCAGCTACCTCAAGATCAAAATCTCCTAACACTGCTATTAGATTTTTAACTAGTTCTATATCTTGTAGAATAGCAGAACGGTCTACCCCTTCAATGCCTTCTAAACTATTTCTTAAATCTCTTAATTTTTCTTCAGCGGTTATAAGCTGTGTCACAGAGGTAGCATCAAAATCATATTGAAAAGCATCCGTATCTGTTGTTGCTAAACTCTGTCTAACTTCATTTAGTCTTTTAGTATCTGCTATAATGGAAGAGCTAATCTCTGCAATTCTGTCACGCACACCTTCTAGATCAGCCTCAGTAGCGCCTAAAGCTTTCAAAGAAGTTGTTAGCTGGTCGCTACCCCCTGCGGCAGCCGCAACCATACCACTAATACCGGTTCCGAATTGTTCTGCGGCTTCTCTGCCTGCAAACAAACTTTTTACCCAACCAAGTATATCAACACCTAGTAGCTGAAAAACTGCACCTATTGCGAATATCCAATTAAAAGCTTTAAACAACCCGGAAGCTGCCATACCTACTAGTCTTAGCCCTTTAGCAAAAAAAGCAGCAGCCTTAGTAGCAAATCTTAAGGAGGCGCTTGTGTTATCTAGAGTTGCTTTATATGCTTTTAATTGAATTTGCGCGTCTGCATAGGCTAAGCTAGTGTTAGATATAGCAGCTCCGTGCCTTCTCTGTTCAAAAGTACCTTGACCTGTAATAGCATTTAAAGTAGCTTGGTCTTTTTGAATCTGTTGTATACTCATAGATTCACCTTTAAAGAATCTTTGTCTAGTAGCTGCCGCTTCACTAGCTAGCCCCGCATCAACGCCTTTTTGTCTAAAGTTACCTTGAGCACCTTTAGGAGTTAATCCGCCTCTTTTTTCTACAGCATCCGCAAATTTATTCTGTTCTACGGTTAGGCTTGCGTAAGTACCTCTTAGACCTTCTAAGTAGGTACTAAAAGTAGTTAAGCCCCCACCGACAGTAGCTACCATACTAGCACCGAAACTTTTTATACCTTCTATAGCTTTACTAAATACAAGTAATAATATAGCACCAAATAGCACTACAATTCTTGATGCATCATTTTTAAAGAACTCTACTAAAGGCAGCAGTACACCTACTAAGAATTGACCCATAGTAATAGCAAGTTCTTTAACCTGCGCTTCTAGTTGTGAAAGTGATTTTTGTGCGCTTGGCGCGGTAGTGTCAATACTAGCAAACTTGCGTAAGCCTTCTTCAATAGCAGCATTAGCAAAAGCTTGTGTGCGCTCAAACTGGGATAAGTTTTTTGCATTTAAACCTAACTCTCTAGCATAAGCTTTAACAGCAGGCTCTAGTCTAACAAAAATACCTAATTCGTCTAGTAGTTCTGGTTCAAGTTTAGAAGTACCACGTACTAGACGTTGTACAGAATCTGTTAAGTCGCGGCCTAAAGCACGAGAAGCTTTAAGCGCTACGGTAGTAAGTCCTTCAATTTGTGTAGAGTCAAAACCAGCGGATAAGGCTATGTTAGCGTTTTGCGCGGCCTCAGCAAGAGTTAATTGGCCTTGTGTAATAGCATCAAGTTGTGCAAGAATTTGAGGACCACTTTGTGCAACTGCTGCACCTAGTGCATTAGTACCTTTAATAATAGTCTCAGCACTAGCAGCAGATTTTAAAGCATTAAAAGCAGCACTTAGAGCAAAGATTGTAGCAGCAGCGCCAGCATAAGCACCAACAAGACCGCCCAAACCATCGGCTTGGGCGGAGAATTGACGTCCTGCAGCAGCACTTGATTGCCCAAGCCTTGTTTGGGAACGGCCTACAGCTTCTGTTTGCTTAACAACTGCCGGAGCACCTCTAGCAGTAAATGCTGTTTCAATTATGTTTCTGATTATTGCCATTTATTTTGCCCCTTTTTTGCTGCTATTTTCTTTCTGCTTTTGTTTGTAGAAAGTACTTAGCTCTCGTTCGCCTATCTGTAATAGTTCAAACACCGCTCTTCTATTATCTATTTCATATATATTCATTATAGCTTCTAAACCGCTATAATCTTTACCTAACCAAGAGCCGCTCATACCTTCCCATATATCAGGTAAGGCGTTTATTATTAGTAAAACATACTGGCATTCCTCAGATAATGAGCCGGGATCTATAGGCATTTCTTCTTCCTTAGGTTCCCAGCCCATTTGTTCGCACATCTGTAGGTATTGTTCTGTGTTCATACCTCCCCCATTCATAGAATTTTGAAGGTATTTCGTTAGTTTTTTATGTTATCTACTTTGGTATCCTCTACAAAAGCTTCATAGTCTGCAAGAGTTTCTGTTAAGAAAGCATCAAAGTCAGCAGAGTTTTTAAGCATATCTACTGCATCTTCCATATCAAAAGGCACTTCCTCTTCACCGTCCATACCTGCTATGTTAACGGGTAGTAGCTTAGGTAGGTGCTTAATCTTTAGACCGCGCCAATCTTTAATAGCGCGTTCTGCATACTTTTCTAAAAATAGGTCAGTATCTACTTCTTCTTCTTTTTGTCTAGTCTTTTTATTAAACGCAATCTTAAGACTAGCTTTTCTTACTTTTATTAAGTCTTCTCTTGTTATAAACTTAATCTGTACCTCAAAGTCTTTTATGTCAGGATATTTAACCCAACCAACGGTTTCAGTAGAAATTAGATTTTTTAGTTTGCTCATTAGTTATACCTTTATATAATGCGAGCGCCTACTAGCATATCTGTTACTCTAAAGTGAGGGAAACTTTAGATTACAAGCTAGTAGACGCTCTTCTGTTGTTTGTTAATACTCTCCCTCAAGAATATTTATTTAGTTACTTTGCAGCGAAGATAGAAACTTCACCGCCATTACCACAACCAGCACCTGGCTCTTGTGCGACAAAGTTAACACTCATAGAGATAACATCATCAACAGCAATTTGTGGGAAATCGAATTGTACAGCGTCTAGTTGGAAGGCAACGTAAGGCGCGGTAGCTCCACCAATAATTAAATTAGCGTTAGAAGTAGCAGAGGAAGAAGTTCTGCTATCAGCATATATGTTTCTTAAAAACTGAGAAGACTCATTATCGCCAGCTCTTAGATACATAGTAGCTGTACCGGAGACTGCTCTAGTACCAGTAAACTGACCAATAGGCTCGTTTAAGCTAGAAAGTTCTTCAGGTGTTAAGTATGATATGTTGTTATTGTACTCAAAAGTAAGCGCTGTAACAGGGAATGTGTACTTAACATCAGCACCACCCTCAGTAGGCTTGTGGTGAAATTCAATAGCGCTTAGTCTATTTTTAATAAAAGAGTTTGTACCAATAGAGCCAGCAACATTCATCTGGTTATAAGGGTGGTAGCTAGCTGCCTCTGTTAGAGTTGCAGCACTTGAGTTAGCAAGAACACTAGTACCATCATTTAGAACACCGCCGAATACAGAGATAGCGTTGTTTCTAGGTAAGCCTGTAAGCTCTTTCATAGTAGTACCAAGACCGGACCAAGTAGTTGTAGCAATACCGTCAATACCTGCATCAACAGTAGCCTGGTTAACAGTAGAGTTAGATACTTGGTATATAACGTTATCAAGCTTGTAGTATAGGTGTGCTTCTGTTGCCGTAGAGAAGTTAGCACGGGAAGAGTGTGACCCTACACCTGCAGCTACGTTAACCGTTCTTAGTTTTCCACCAGATTCCCATACAGATTGGTCACTAGTACCGTCGGAAGCTGCGGTATTAGAAAACGCTTGCTGCCATAAAAACCAGTCTGCTACAGGCTTAACATTACCGCTAGCATTAGTACCTGCGCTAGTAGTATCTGCTGCACCGCCGGTACTAGCTCCTGTAGGTCTCATATAAACTTGCATATTCCAATCAACAGGGTTGATAGAAGTATTAAATCTTTGTTGCGATCTATCAGGTGCTGAACCCGATTCTAAGCTTGTGATGTCTTGAGTAGCTGCACCAGCTGTAGCTGCAAAACCAGATAGTACTTCTAGCTTCCAAGTGTTTGATGGTGTCATTGAAGTTACTACAGCACCATTTAGTAGGTCTACTGTTGATGCAAATACTTCAGAATTTCTTTGTAGGTTTAAACATGTCATTACCTATATCTCCTTAATCTTCTAGCCTATATTTTACAGTTAATTCTATCTCTGCTATCCCATAAGGGGTTACTAAACCTTCATCGGCAGTTATATTCTCTATAGTTATATCAAATATACCTTTTTCAGGTTCGTCACCTATATTGTAGATAACATGTTCAACGTCTTGAATTAACTCGTCTGCTAGATTTTGAGAATTATCTTCTCCATGTACGTATGCTCTTATAATAACGGTTAATAGTGCTTCCGTCAAATTCTTAGATTGAAAATTTCGGATTTCGGTACCCGCAGATAGATATAACGAAGGAAAGTCGTTAACTTCGTCTATAAACTTTAGCTCTCTGTAAACATTATTAAATAAATTGGTGACAAAAGTATATTCAGTATCATAAGGCGATACCTGTTTATCTATTTGTTTTAGTCTTTCTACTATAAAGTCTACTATCTCTGTTCTTCTATTAAAAATCATTAAACTTTCCTTATATTAAATTTACTTGAGTATAGGCTAATAGCTACTTCTCTTATAGCTTTAGCTACTTGGGTATTAGGAGTATACCCATATTTTTCTAAAGAGGTGTACAAAGGGTTATAAGTATAGCTAATCATTCTAGCTCTATAGTTTGGCTGTACTATTACGCTTTTTCTAAACCTACCGGTACGTTCTTTTAAGTAAGGACGCTCTGCCTTACCAAATTTTGCCATGGTAGTTCCTAAACGTGCTTGTACTAAAGCAGTCCACTGAGCACCGCTAATAAAATTCTGTTTACCGCTTTGAGGCTTTTCAGGATCATCAGCGCTTTTATCAGTTATTTTGCCTTTAGATACTAAAACAGAAGGTCTATCGTACGTATAAGATAAGCTTATATTCTGTTTTTCTAAAAAGCTAGATAAGTCAGGGCTATAAGCTGCGAACTCATCAGATAATACTTTTGCTAATTTTTTTGATACTTGTAAGTCTACTTCTGTTTTCTTAGCTGCGGCAGAATTAAGGGCGTTGCGTATTAAAGCTTCAGAGAATTGTATATTAAAGTAGACAGTGTTAGGGTTGCTAGGGTCCTCTTTTATTATTATAGTAGCTTTTGGGTTTCTTTTTATAGCAGCCCAGTCCCAGCCTATAGACCTAACTACTACTTTGTTACCTATAGTCACGTTAATACGAATATCAGAAGACTTTAGCGCAAAGTTTTTTCTTAGGGCTACTGCGGCTTTACCTTTACCGCCGATTAAAGCTTTAAGCTGTCGCTGATTGCCTTTAGCATTTTTTAGTTTATCAATAAAACCTGGATTTATCTTTATTTCTTCAGAATTTACTACACCACCAACACCTTGTTCGTTTAAGCTTTTTAAACTAGCATCACTGCGAACGCTAGTAGCTAATTGTCTTATGTCACCACTAGTTAGGCGGAGGCCCTGCCCTCCAGCAACTTTCACGTTTCTAGCCTGAGTAATAGTACCTGCAGAGTTTACATCAGTAGTAACTGCTTTAGTTTCTGAAGTTTCTGTAGTACCATCCTCTTTAAAAGTTATATTATCAAATATAACCCCGTGCCCAGGGCTAGAGTTTACTATTGTAGCACCTATGCTTTTAGCAATAAGTTGTTCTATATACTTACCAGTATTATTATAAGCTCTTTTAATATCTAAAGAAAGTGCATCCTTCTTTTTACCTCTTGAAAAACTAGCAGCACCCGCAGTACGTCTTACAGCTAATAAAACTAGTAAACTGCTGTAAGACGTAGCGTCGAGAGTTGTCTTAATAGTAGTAGTTGTACGTACAAACATTAAATAATCCTATATAAGTCTAAAACTCTTCTGATATGTGGGGGGAAGTTACCGCTTAGATTAAAAGAATCACCGCTTTCGCCCTCAAAGCTCATACCTTGCTTTTCTTGCGTTTGTTTATATAATATTTTAATATAATCTAAAGCAGCTAGTTGTATATCAAAAGGTACGTAGCTAGCGTCATATCCTGCCCTATACCTAACTTCTACGCCGCTAGCAAATGCAGCAAACCTAGCAGGCTTACGCAAACTTATCCCACCAGGGTAGCTTTGGCCAACACCCCTACCTGTGTCTTTAGTTATTTCACCAGTATCTTTTGAATACCCGTACTCAGCGCTTTGAGCATGTACGTCATTTATATTCTTAGTATTATTTGAACCATCAAAATGCACTAACATAACAGTATCATTATCAGGCCTAAAACGTTGTGTAGGAGTTGCGAAGTCACTAGAATATCTGGAAATATCAGATACTCTTAGTTCATCCATAAACCCTTTAAAGTTACTACCTATAACCACGTTGCTAGAAAAGGTGTGGTTAGATACAGCATAGGCACTATTAATTAAAGTATTGCCGTTATAATGTAGATACGCTCTCTCACTCTCTGTGTCTACGCTAACAGCTACGTGAGCCCATTGTTTTTTAGCAAATTGTGTAGCCTCTGAGTGTACGCCTACTGCGTTACCTAGAACAGTAGTAGTAGCTCCTCCTATAACAGTAGTTAGCGCTAATACGTTAGAATTTGCTAAGCTAAACTCTATATAGTTTGTACTATCTGTATTTATAGAAAATATAACATTATCAAGTATAACATCGTTATCTACTCTTATAAAGCTTTCTATAGTAAAGGGAGATATATCAAAAGATAAACCATCAGTCACTCTACTAGCAGTAATAAAATCATCTTCGTCTAGTCGTAAGCTACTTTTACCAAACTTCTTAGCCTTAGTAGTTACTTTAGCATTGTTCTGGGCAGAGAAAGTTACGGTTTCAGAAATAGAAGGTACTGGGGTACCTAAAGTGGTAGTATCATTTAGAAGCTCATAATCTGATCCCATAAATTCGGTAACTGAGTACACATTAGACAAAGGTAATCTGCTAGTAAAAACAGAGCTAGTACCTCCATCATAAATTTCTACATAGTCGTTAGCTAGTATTTCTTGACCAATATAATGTTCTATCACACCTGTGGCATAAAAGATCACATTAGATATCCTAGCGTCAGCAGTATTACTGCTAATACTTAGATATTCTTTTGTTTGTGCTAGACTCACAAAAGGGTATCTACCTACATTTTCTTCAAAACTATTTGACATTTTCTCTCCTTAATACGAAATAGGGGGAGGCAGTAAATACTACCTCCCCCTAATAATCTAATTCTTAATATCTAGTATTAGAAATTAAGCACCCGCTTTAATAGTAGTAGCGTATGCATACTTAGCAGCATCTAGGGCAGCACCAGAGTTAGTAGTAAGTGCCTTAAAGTCAAAACGCGTGCTCATGTACATTGCTGTAACTTGTTGGCGCGGTTCGTACTCGCTCTCGATCTCAATTCCACGACGTTCTGCGATCATGAAGCCTGGCTTATACATTAGAACACCTAAGTGGTTTCCTGCAACGCCTACACCGTCAAGATACTCAGAGATTGCAATTGGGATACCGTAGATAGCACCAACAGAACCTGTAAGGTAAGTAGCATTTGGACCAAACTTGTCAACTGTGCGGAAGTCCGCAGTAGTAACTAGGTTGTTGTAGCCTTCGATAGAAGTAACAAACACTAGGTCGTTACCAAGTTGAAGACCATACTTGCCCATTAGAGTACGAGCAGCAGCGATATCGGAAGGGTCTGCTTTGTCTGTAGCCGATCCTGTTGCTACTTCTAGAGAACCAGCAGCAGCTAGGTTAGTAATACCGTTAATAACGGAAGCATAACCAGTACCAGCAGTAATCGCATTAGTAGGGGAAGCAGTAAAGCCTGTTAGAGCGCCTGTACCACGAAGAATAGACTTGTCGATCGCACGGGCAAGACGGCGTGTTGCTGCTTGACGTAGGAAGTCGATTAGAGGAAGAACAGTGTCTTCTTCTTCGTCCTTAGCTAGGTGAGTAGTTGCCATGAACTTGTGTGGAGTAAACTCAACAGAAGTCATAGTGTGTTGGTTAGTAGTAGGTACGTTAGTAGCGTCTGCAACACCAGTAGCATAAGTACCGGATTTAAACATTGCTACATCGCCATCTGTATCTTCATCTGCGACTGGGACGCGGAACGTTTTAGCATCGACAGACATGCGGTTAAACATAGGTGCGATAACTAGTTGTTGCTCCATCTCAGTGTAAACATTCTCAGAGAAGTTAGAGATAAAAGCGTCAACAGTAGTTACAGCTTTCATACGACCGCCATAAGTGGTGTCAAAAACGTCTCTTTTGTTAAGCATTTTAGATAGTAGAACAGCGTTAGCCATTTCTGTGTCACTAAACTGTGCTTTTCTTGAGGACTCTGAGTAAGCCATCTTAGTATTTTGTAATGCTTTAATTTCTTCTCTATAAGAAGCCATTTGGGACATTAGTTCTTCTTTTTCAGCCGAGGCAGAAGGAGTATAGTCAGAACCTGTTTTGTTCTTGTCCTGTGCGTCTGCTTCGTTTATGATAGCTTCACCAGTTTTTTCAACTAGATTTGCAACTCTTGGCTCAGATACAGTAGCCACTGTTTTAGCGGAACCTGCTTCTGTTAGGTCGATTTTGTTTAGCTCTTGATCAGCCATTTTGTAGTTCTCCTTTGTTGAATCTCCGTGAAGCTCTTCGATCAGAACTTTGTCAGACGTTTCGTCTTCACTCTTAATTTCAGTATATTTTGTAATTTGTGAAAGTTCTTGTAATTCCACATTAATAGTATTATTGCAGGATTGTCCCATCGCGTCAACCTCTAAAAATTTAAAGAAAGGGCTTTGGGCAGTTGCAACATTTTCGATTTTATATGTTTTTTCTTCGTAAATGACAAAATCACCTTCATTTAATTCTTCTGTACCCTCTAAAGAAAGAAGGCTAATAAAAGGAATAGGCTCGTTAGGATCTCTTAGTACAAAATCCTCTTCTAGCTCTTCATCTTCTAATTTGTCTACAACTGTATCAATAGATTTACCTGTTTCTATAACAGAGTCTGTCTTTTCTACTTCTGTAACTTCTTCTATAACGGGCTCTTCCTCTTCTTCTTGTATAATAGGCTCTTCTACTACTTCAAGTTTTTCAGAGATAACTTCGTCCAATACTTCAAGTAGCTTTTCTTCGATCACTTCTTCTTCAAGTAGCTTTTCTTCGATCACTTCTTCTTCAAGTTCCTTAGTAGAAACCTCTTCTGCAACAACTACAGCGTCTGCTATAGTTATTTCATCAGAATCGTCTTCTATTTCAAGGGTTTTTACAAAGTCTTTATAATCGCTATCTGAATCAAAGCTTTTGCTTAGACTAAATAGCGAGTCTTGGTTACAAGGAACGCTAACTATAGAAATTTCTAGTAGTTCCACGTCTGTAATAGTAGTAGAGTCTGTAGTACGATTATATTTACCGTCTTTAACTCTGAAACCAACACTAAAACTCTTTAGTGCTCCGTCTTTAATTAGCGTGTGTAAGCCGTGAGTTCTCTCAGCTGCTTCACTTACAGTACCTTCTACATAGATACCTTTTTTATCAATAGTAATTTTGTCAAATTTACCAATAGGACAATCGTGCTTATGCTGGTATAGCATAATAGGATTTCTTCTAAAGTTTTCAACGCCTTTAGCCCAGGCTTCTGCAGTAACTACATCGCCAGAACGGTCTTTCATTACTGTGTTAGCATAGCCAGCAATTTTAATTGATTTACTTGTTTTAGAAGCTTTTGTCTCAAAGGTACTGTCTAGATAAAACTTTTTATCTTTCATTTTATACATCCTCATCTGCGGGTTTATCACCCTCTTT